CTTTTGGGACATTCGAAAAAGGTTTAAAAACTTACAAATATTTATAGTAAACAAATTAATCATTAAAACATGGCAGAATCAATTATCTCTCCAGGGGTATTTCAAAGGGAAAATGATATTTCTTTTGTACAACCGGCACCAATAGCAGCTGGAGCAGCATTTATTGGACCAACAGTAAAAGGGCCTATTGAAATTCCGACTATTGTTACTTCACATAACAATTACTTGAGAATCTTCGGAGATACGTTCATTTCAGCTTCTACTAGTTACGAATACCTAACGTCATTAGCAGTTAAGAACTACTTTTCACAAGGAGGTCAAACAGCACTAATCACAAGAGTAGCTAATACAGCAAACAACTACACAGCTGCAGCAAATACTTGGATTTCAGCATCAGCTACAACAGGTGCATTGACAGGTAGTCAACCGTTTACGTTAGCAACTTTAGGTAGAGGTGCTATGTACAATAATGCAACATCTTCCAACCATCCTATCGTATCAAGTAGTACATACGAAAATTTAGACGGATCTTTAATTTCTGGATCAGTTGATAACTTAAGATGGGAAATTTCAAATGTTAACAGCAGCTTAGGTACATTTACGGTTAGTGTTAGACAGGGAAATGATAACAGTAACAATAGAACAATTTTAGAAACGTTCAACAACGTATCTTTAGATCCAAATTCAGACAACTACATTGCAAGTGTAATTGGAGATCAAGTTCAAGCTTTTGCAACAGATGGAACAAGTTATTACCTAAATGTAACAGGTTCTTACCCAAATAGATCGAATTACATTAGAGTTAATGCTGTTAACAACAGAACAATTAATTACCTTGCAAACGACGGAACTACTGTTAATAAAGATGTTACAGGAGCAAGTTACTCAGGTTCTTTACCGGTTGCTCAATCAGGATCTTTCTATAGTGCAACAGGTACGATTGCAAGTGGAGCTAACTATTTCCAAAACATTAACTCTACAAATACACAAGGTTTAGCTGGAACAGATTATACAAATGCAATTAGATTATTATCGAACAAAGATGATTATCAATTTAATATTGTAGCTGCACCAGGTTTAACATATGCTAATACTCCAACACAACTTGATTCAATTGTTTCTTTAGCAGAAACTAGAGGAGATTGTATTGCAGTTATTGACTTAGTTAATTATGATTCAGCTCTATCAGGAGCAACAACTAAAGCAGTATCACTTAACACTTCATACGGTGCATCTTATTGGCCATGGGTACAAATGAGATCAGCTACAGGTAGAAATGAATGGTGTCCAGCATCAGTTGTAATACCAGGAGTTTATGCATTTACAGATGCAGCAGCAGCACCTTGGTTTGCACCAGCAGGATTAGTTAGAGGAGGAATCCCAGGAGTAATTCAAACTGAAAGAAGATTATCAAAATCAGATAGAGATTCACTTTATGCAGGTAAAGTTAATCCAATTGCTACATTCCCAGGAACAGGAATTTCAATTATGGGACAAAAAACATTACAATCAAAAGCATCAGCTTTAGATAGAGTAAATGTTAGAAGATTGTTAATTGATCTTAAGAAATTTATTGGAGATCAAGCACGTACACTTGTATTTGAACAAAATACAATCTCAACTAGAAACAAATTCTTAGCTGCAGTTAATCCATATTTAGAGTCAGTAGTACAAAGACAAGGTCTTTATGCCTACAGAGTTGTAATGGATGACACAAACAATACAGCAGATGTTGTTGATAGAAACCAGTTAATAGGTCAAATCTATATTCAACCAGCCAAAACAATTGAATTTGTAGTGTTAGATTTCGTAATCGAACCTACAGGTGTTACATTTGGATAATATTTGGAAAAGTAGATATTTATAATTAAATACAAAAGAACACAATGGCAGTATTAGATCCAAATGAAATAATGTTTAGAGCCTTTGAACCAATGGTTCAGCACAGGTTTATCATGTATATGGATAACATTCCAGCATTCATGGTTAAGAATGTTAAAGCACCTGGGTACACAGATGCGGTAATTAAACTTGACCACATTAACACTTACAGAAAGATTAGAGGTAAAAGAGAGTGGAAGGACATGACAATGACACTTTACTCACCTATTACACCTTCTGGAGCACAAGCAGTAATGGAATGGGCACGTTTAGCATATGAATCAGTAACAGGTAGAGCTGGTTATTCAGATTTCTACAAAAAAGACTTAACATTAAACGTTTTAGGTCCTGTTGGTGATATCGTTGGTGAATGGATTATTAAAGGAGCTTTTATTTCAGATGCAGAGTTTGGT